ATCTCGCGTCTATCCCCGACGGATTCGGAACCGAACCGAGCGGAACCGATTCGCATCGAGACGGATCGACTAAGGATCTGCGTCACGTTCAGCCGAGGATCGAAACGCCTCGTCGGGGGGAGCACAGCTTCGGCCCTGCTGTCGCAGCCTGGGCGGAGCGTCATCTGGGGCGCGAGCTCTTCGACTGGCAGAAGATTGCGCTCGACGGTCAGCTCTCGCACGACGGGACGGACGATCTGGAGTTCCGCGAGAGCCTGGTCACCTGCGGTCGACAGAACGGGAAAACGGTCGGATGTCAGGCCCTCCTCGGATGGTGGGTGACCGAGTTCGCCGCGCTCCGAGGCCGACCCCAGCAGGTGCTGTCCACAGCGCACAAGCTCGATCGAGCGACAGCTCTGTTCCGCGAAGTGGCCCCGATCCTGGAGGCCCAGTTCGGCGCGAAGATCACCTGGGCGTACGGGCGGATGCGCGCCGACCTCCCAGACGGATCCTGCTGGAGTGTCGCCGCCGCCACCGAGTCGAACGCTCACGGATCCTCAAACGATTTGATCGTCGTCGATGAGCTCTGGGCCGTGTCGCCGTCCGTCCTGTTCGACGCGTACCGTCCCTCCCAGATCGCCCGCAAGAATCCGCTCCTCTCGATGTGGTCGACCGCCGGAGACGAATCGAGCGTCGCGATGCTCCGCCTGATCTCTCAGGCGACCGCCGCGATCGACATGAAACGCGACTCCCGCCTGTACTACGCGTCCTGGAGTCCGCCGCCTGGAGTGAACCTGGAGGACCGCCAGTGGTGGGCATGGGCGAACCCCGCCCTCGGCGAAACGATCACCATGTCCGCGCTGGAGGCGGCGCACGACTCGCCCGATCGGAACGCGTTCCTCCGCGCCCATCTGAACCTGTTCATCGCCGCGAACCAGTCCTGGCTCCCGTCCGGGATCTGGGAGCAGTGCCGCACCTCCGACCCGATCCCAGCGGGCGGGATCCTCGCCGTCGACTCGTCCCTCGACGACTCCCGCTACGTCGGGATCAGAGCTGTCGCCGACGGGCCGAACGTGCGCGTCGAGCTCGCGTTCGTCGTCGACTCCGAGACTGCGCTCTGGGCCGAGGTGGCCCGAGCGATGGAGGAACCGACCGTGAAGCTCGCCGTCACTCCATCGCTGGAGATCCACCTCCCGACCGCATACGGAAAACGGACGCAGATCGTCGGCTACGCGGAGCTCGTCAAGTACACCTCGCTCGTCCGCTCGATGATCGTCGAGGGCAAGGTGACGCACGACGGATCCGTGACGCTCGCCGAGCACATCGGACGCGCAGTCGCAGTCAAGACCTCCGGAACGTCCGTGCTGTCATCGCAGAAGTCGCCGGGGCCGATCGAGGCGGCGCGCTGTGCAGTGTGGGCGATCTCGCTCGCTTCGCGTCCCGTGTCGAAGAATCGGCCTGCGATGGCGGCGTACTGACCCTCGTAGACATCCGCTCGAACCCGTGGGAGAATCCGCCCCGTGGGACTCTTCAGTAGCAGAAAGCAGGAGGCGGCGTTCGGCTCCTCTCCGCTCCGCGCTGCCGCGTCGAGTGCCACCCAGGCAGGGATAAACGACTTCTACACATACTCAGTCGGGAGGATGGAAGAGCTCGCGCTATCCGTGCCCACGGTCGCCCGTTCGATACAGATGATCGCCTCGGTTGTCGGATGTCTCGGACTCAAGCACTACACCCAACAGTGGACAGGTGAGGATTACGAGGAGATCTACATCGAGCTCGAACCGTGGATGGTTCAGCCCGACCCGAAAGTGACTCGGAACTTCATCATGTCCCAGACCGCGACGGACCTGATGATGCGCGGACGCGCCACCTGGTACATCACCTCCCGCTCGCAGGCGACAGGTCGCCCGCTGTCGTTCCAGTGGCTCCCGCAAGCGAACGTCAGCTTCCTCGATCAGGCGGGCCCGCAATGGTTCGGACACTCGAACCAGATCCTGTTCAACGGTGTCGAGATCGATCCGAACGAAACGGTCCAGTTCATCGCCCCGACTCAGGGCCTGATCTACATCGCGGCCCGATCCATCTCGACCGCACTGAAACTCGATCAGGCGGCGGACCGCTTCGCCTCGACCGAGATCGCCGCGGGCTACCTCCAGCAGACCGACACCTCCGAACCGATGTCATCCGAGGATCTCGGAGAACTCGCCGCCGCATGGGCGAACGCTCGCCGCTTCTCCGCTGTCGGAGCACTGAACTCGGCGGTCACCTGGAAAGAGTTCTCCTCGGATCCGTCGAAACTTCAGCTCGTCGAATCCCGCCAGTTCCAGGCGCTCGAACTGTCGCGCCACACGGGCATCCCGCCCTACCTGCTCGGCATCGGCGTTCCCGGATCGTTCACATACTCGAACGCCCAGCAAGCCCGACAGGACCTCTACCTCTTCGGTGCGAAGCAGTACCTCGACTGCATCCAGGAAACACTCTCAATGAACAACATCCTCCCGCGAGGACGTTTCGTACGTTTCGATCTCGACGACTATCTGTCCGAGAACGCGCTCGTCGAGGACGTAGAGATCGAAGATCCCGCCTCGGTACGCGTACCAGTCCCGGGCCCCGACATGGAGGACGCATGATCCGCCTGAAAGCACAGCTCGTCACCCTCGACGCTGCCGCCCCCGACGGGGAACCGAAGCGCACCATCACCGGAGTCGCGGTCCCGTGGGACACCGAGGCCGTCCTCTCCGGAGGCGAGTCGGTCGTCTTCCAGAAAGGTTCGATCGCCGACGACCCGACCTCCGTGAAGCTTCTCGAATACCACGACGACACTCGCGTCATCGGCAAAGTCACGGCGCTCGTCTCCACCGACGAGGGCCTGATGTTCGAGGCGAAGATCGCACCGACTCGCGCAGGCGACGACGCGCTCGAACTCCTGAAGATGGGAGCGCTCGACAGCGTGTCCGTCGGCGCGATGCCCGTCAAGTTCACGACCAGCGCCCAGGGGACGATGCTCGTCTCCCAGGCGAAGATGCTGGAACTCAGCCTGGTCACGGTCCCCGCTTACGCGGAGGCCCAGATTCTCTCCGTGAGTGCGTCCGCCGCGGAGGAACCAGAAGCACAGGACGCACCCGAAACCACCACCACCACAGACTCCGAGGAGGAGAACATGGAAACCGAAACCCATCCGATCGAGGCCGCTGCGGCGACCCATCCGATCTACGCACAGGCCGCTCGTCCGGCCCGTATGCCCAGCCCCGCCGAATACATGGCGGGAATCTTGCGCGGAGGCGAAGCAGCCGAAGCCGTCAAGAAGCAGCTCCGCGCCGCCGCCCCCGATGTCACCACCACTGGAAACGACGGATTTCTACCGGAAGTTCTGCTCACCCCGATCTACAACAACTTCCAGGGCCGTCGCCCTGTGGTGGATAGCTGTGGGGTAAGGGCGATGCCCGCCGACGGCGCAGTGTTCCGCGTCCCGTACGTCAACACTCACAACTCGATCGGACAGCAGGCTTCGCAGCTCGGAACGCTGACCGCTTCGACGTACGCGGTCGCGAGCTACGACATCACGAAGCTCACGTTCGGCGGCTACGCATCCGTCTCCGAGCAGATCATTGACTGGAGCTCGCCCGAGATCATCGGATCGATGCTCGACGACATGGCCCGCGTGTACGCGTACGAAACCGACAACTACGCTGCCGATCAGCTTCTCGCTGGATGCAGCCAGTCCGCCGTCCTGACCGACCCGACCTCGCCGTCGGAGTGGGTGAGCGACATCTACGATGCCGCGTCGACCATCCTGACGAACTCGAACGGCAACCTGCCGACCCACCTCTGGCTCAGTCCGAACATGTTCGCGTATCTCGGAAAGCTCGTCGACACGACGGGCCGTCCGCTGCTCGCACCGACCGCGCCGATGAACGCGTTCGGATCGCAGGTCCCGTCCGGTGCGAATGGCGTCGGCGAAGCGTTCGGTCTGCGCGTCGTCGTCGACCGCGGATTCGCTGCGGACACTGTGATCGTCGGCGAGCCGTCGGGCTATCAGATCTGGGAACAGCAAAAGGGCGCGATCTCGATCGACGCTCCGAGCACCCTGTCCCGCACGATCGCGTTCCGCGGCTACTTCGCGACGAAGATGGTCGACGCGACGAAGTTCGTCAAGCTCACCTGATCGACGCGAGCACCTGGGAGTCTGGATCATGGCGACGTTCACAGTCACGCATCAACAGCGCATCGATGATGTCGCTGTGATCCAGACCCTGGAGACGACCGACATCGCGGTCGGACAGACGATCACGATCGCAGGATGCGACGCGGCCCTGAACGGATCCCATGTCGTGATCGCCGTTCCGACGCACCTGTACCGCGGCCTCGACGACGAGGGCGACCCGTGGTTCGATGACGAGGTAATCATCCTGAATCAGCTCATGGTCCAGGATGCAGGCGACGACATCGAGCGCGAACCAGTGTCCCCGTACGGGACGCTCACCTGGACGCAGACCTGCACCTGGATCGTGTCCGCCGATGTCGAGGTATTCCTCGGCATTAGCGCCGCGACCGCGAACGACACCGCGTTCCTCGCCCAGGCTGTGAACGCCTCGAACGCATGGTGCTTCGCTCGACGAGTCCAGGCGGGCTACCACGATTCGCTCACGACCGTCCCGTCGGACGCTGTGAAGATGGGCGCGATCCTGTACGCGGCAGGCCTCTACCGGGAACGCGGATCGATCGACTCGTTCCAGAGTTTCGAGGCGATGAGCGCAGCGGGACCTGTCATGACGATGGGCCGCGTAAACCAGCTCCTCGGAATCAAGCGGAGCCAGGTGGCATGACATGCCCTCCGGAATCTTCGTCGACGCGACGACGGCACTCAAGAACGCGATCACCGCGCTCGGACTGGTTCCCGTCACCGACGCACGAAACGCTCGACCGCTCACCATCTTCGTCGAGCCTCCGAGCTTCGACGCGTTCAACGCTGGACAGGTCAACAGCGTCGCCGACCTCACATTCACGATCCGAATCCTGGCAGCGCCACCCGGCAACCAGGACGCGACTGACTACCTCCTGACGACGA